GCCCCAAAACTGCGCCATCTCTCTGGCATGCAAATCCCATTGTTCAGGCGTAAACGTCAGCGGATAGTGGGTAATCTCTTGACCACCAAAGCAGACAACCAGTACCACGTTGGGAATGCGATGAACTAAGGATTCGTGCAGGCACTGAACACGGTAGCCGGTATCAATGTCAGTCGTGCCATCGTCGCCATACTTCTTGCGCTGGTGAATGCCTAGGTTCTTGACTTCATAAAGCGTCTGCCCATCCTCTGATATGTAATCAAAGTGGGAAGCTAGGAAGGTATGTTGCGGATGATGCAGGGCGTAGTCAGCGTCCTTGAAGTTGATACGTTTGCGCCGTGCAAACTCTTTCATGATGGGTTCTTGCATGACTAAACCCATTTGCACAGCTTCAACTTCGGATAGATCGTCTAAAGGTTTGACGCCAATCTTTTCGGCATAGACTTCACCGCCACGGCCCTCAACGAATCGTCGTGCATCGTTAGACCACAGCGCGGTGTTACGCACTTCGGGAGAAAAATCACTCATATCAGCCCCTGATTATGGATAAATGGATTAATGATCGGCCTCATCAAAAAACATCAACACTGCCGCTACGAGGCCACACACGGCAATCAAACAACCTGCACCGATAAGGGCAATGCCCATAAAGATTAGCAGACTTGAACTCATTTGGTAATCGCTAGGTACTTAAGTAATGCCTGTTGGACTGCTTGATCAAACGTAATGTTTGCGCACATGGCAAGGCAAGCAATCTCACAGGTTAGGTTCCAAGGTAGTTTGGTCAGTTCTTCATTCATGGCATAGCAACCCACAAGTAACGAGCAATACCAATGATAAGCAATGGCGCACCAATTACAGTCAAAATGCCACTGATTCCTGACAACCTTTTACTAGCAAATACCTTGGCAACGCCTGCCAGCACAAGGCCGTGCATGAATAACAAGAATCCAATGGAAGTCATGCGTTTTTCTCCTTCAGCTTGGCTTCCGTCATCGCTACGCACTCCGGCCCGTTGTTCGACTCCCACGCGATAAAAGTTCTTTCCTCATCCGTCAGCCCTTGCCATTCGCGCTGTGGTGGGGCGGTGTAGAGTGGAACGTCGTCAGGGTTTTTGCCAATCAAATTCCCTTCTGTGTCAAACTTTTCAGATTGATGCCACCAAAGTTCACCCTTTCCGCCGCCTGTTATCCACGCCACCGGCTCCGGTTCAGGCTGCGCTAGTCGGGCGCGGAGTGCTTCGATTGTTTCGTACGCATGACCTGCATCTTTGTCGTTGCGTATTAAGTGCGTTCCGTATTCACCAGCCAGCCGCACCGTTTCAATCAGCGCATCCAACGCCTGCTGCATCAGTTCTCGGTCAGTCATGGCGCACCTCTCTCGCGGATCATCAATGCTGCTACAACGCCTTGATTGTGCCATTCGCCATGCAACCACTCTTGAATAACCTTGACGCATTCTTCACGTTCATGCTCTGCTACCAGCTTGGCAAAGGCTTCCAGACTGCGCCATTGGTTCTCAGTAGCGCCCCAATCAGGCGGCATGATGGCAGCTTCCTGCGCCCATTTAACAATGTCATCTCTGGTCATAGTTTCCTCTGGCAAGTGAAGGCTTGGATGTCCACCCTGAAGGCCGCAGCAAACCGACAGTCAGCAGCTATCCTGCTTTCAGTTTGGACAACACCAGCATAGTAGGCAAAGGCGGCAATGGCAAAGGTAATCGCAGACTTAGCCCACCAATCATTGATTACCTCAAGCATCTTGCGCCCCATTTGCGCCATCAAAGCGCGTTCAGAAGGGGCTATCACGCATGGCCTCCTCAAACTCTTGCCTACGCTTTTCACGGGCAATCTGTGTGTCTTCGTTCAGCATCCAGTGTCTGCCCTTATCACCGCAGTCATTCTCACTATGGCTAGTACGTTGCACAAAGGCAAGCGGATAGATTTCATTGCCATGCACTAGGTCTAAGCTAGTGACAGAAGGATTCAGACAACGATCACGTTGCCCTTGTGGTGTGCCAAAGAAAACACAATCAACGCACAGTTTGATGTCTTTTAGATATGTCATGGATCAGCCCCTAAATGGATTAAGCGTCGAGCTCTACCAACTGGAAACGTCTTTCGCGTAGCCGCAAGACAGAAGCGGAGAGATGGCGTACAGACTCTCTAGCACGTTCCAAAGCAGCTTGAGCATTAGCTTCCTGCTGTCTGATACGGTCTATTAGGTCTGTGTCGAAACGAGGATCAAGATGATCCTGAAGTGTGTTCATAGTACCCCCTGATGGTTAGGAAATGGATGTTGTGCATCAGCACAAGCGCACACTAATACACACAATAAACGCTGTCAACAACTATTTTGAGAGATAGAGTTTGAACAAGAAACCGAGTTCGACCCTGTGGATAAGTCTGTGGATAACTTGTGGATTTCTTTTTTGCGACAAGCTCTCCTATATAAATATATCTATACGTTTACTACAGCTATACGGTTACTATAGCTATACGGTTACTACAGATACAGAAAACATATAGCTATACGTTGGGCTATAGCTATACGGGTACTATAGCTATAGGGGAGATGGGGTAAACGTATATTAAAAAAAATCTATCTCTCAAAAATATAGGAAAAGCGTTTACTACAACTATACGGTTACTCAGTCTGTAGAAACCGTATAGCTATAGGAAAGTTCGGACGCACGATGCGAAATGCGCGTGGATGATTTCTGTTTTTTTTGCCAGATTCAAATGTCAAGGAAGTTGACCAAGTAATGTTGTCAACCTGACTACAAACTGATTTTGCATACTGGATTTTTGAAAAGCTGATTGGGGGCAAGCGGCAAGAATCGGCGGCAAGGCCGTTTATAGGCCGCTGGCAGCGTTTTATTTTTAGGGTAAGGGTAAGTTAAGGGTACAAAAGAAAAAGCCCCTAAAAGGGGCTTAATCGTTAAGGCTAGATTGTTTTCAGAATATCAGCATGGCAAGGGTGAGTATCAGGTAAACCGCAAAGCAAATTACCAGTGCCATTGCATAAAAGAAAACTCCACCTTGCTCCATTTTTTCGTCGAATCGTTCGCCGAGTTTTTTCATTGGATGCCCCTTAGTCCGTTACAGGTTGCGCAAGGTCTATAGTCCATGCAAGCGGTATCGGCTTATCAGGCCGGAAACCATTTGAAGGATAACCGCCGATTGCTTCGAAAGTAATATCGCCAATGGTAAACGATTGAGTTACCGAATTTGCAAGATAGACTTTGAACATGCCATGCTCAGTGTGTAGCTTGCATAGCTTGCCAATGTTCAATGGTTGCCGTGTTTTGAGTGTTTTCATCATTGGCCCCTTAGTCAGCAAAAGCATCAAAAGTTACACCAGCCGGTAACTTGTCATTGTGGAAATATAAGCGAACATCATGCGTTTCTGAATACTGACTGCAAACATCACAAGTTTTGAAGTCGGTGCCAGTGGGCAATACGTCGAAAGTGCCAGATAAGTGCCTGTGCTCATCAAGAAAATAGGAAAGCTGGATAAATTCCAGATCATCCAAGCCGGTATAGTCACCATTGATCAAAGCCGGTAGAAAATGGCCTGCTATTGCAAAATCATAGTAATCGTTAATCATCATTTGCCCCTTAAGGTTAGGAATTGGCATAAAACATGCCCATAAGCGCCCATGTAGGCGCTTATAGTCCGGCTTTATGCTGCTATTGCTTCGGTAATCTCGCCGTTTTCATCAGCACTGGTAGCAGTCAAGTAATCCATTGCTTGCTGCGCTTTTGCACTGGCTGAGAGAATGAATTTCTTATCATTCCTGAGTGCCTGTAGCCAATTGCCAATATATCCAGCATGCCGCAAGTCACCATCAATGCCGCATTTCGCGCAAAGCATGGCGGCACCTAGTTCTGCTACCAGTTCTTCGAATGCGTAATTCTCACTGCCGAATCGTGCCGGAGTGATTCGTTTTAGCCTTGATTCATGCCCGCTTGCATGTACTGATTCATGCAAAAGGGTTG